TAGAATACCCTGTCGATTTAAGTACACTTGCACTAGTTGGACAGGCTTCTGTATTTAGTATTACATTCCCTGCAGGTGTAGGTTCCTTTACTTCTACACTACAAGATGCTACACCTAATTCTGTACGTAGTGTTGATGTAACTTCTGGTAGCTTTACCTTAGCTGGACAAGACGCTAGTGTATCTGCACAACTTAATGTAGTAGCAGACGCAGGTACATTTACTCTGACTGGGGTGGATGCTGATCCTAGAAAAGTACAGCTTCTTGTTGCAGACACAGGTACGTTTGCACTTACAGGTCAGGATGTTAATGCTGACATTGTTGAGGTTGTAGAAAGCAATAGCTACTCTCTAACAGGACAAGATGTAAATCTAACTAAGTCTGTAGTAGAGAGTGTAATAAGTGAATCGTTTGCTGTAACAGTACAAGACTCTAACTTAAACATCAACAGAGTCCTAGTAGCTGAAGCTGAAACTGCAGATAAGACATTTACTATTACAGTAGCCAATGATGGTGGTGGCAATGTCTTCTACATTGATGGTGTTAATCATCCTGTTCTAACGCTAGAACGTAATAGAACATATATCTTTGATCAAAGTGATGCTTCTAACTCTAATCACCCATTACGTTTTAAAGATGGTAGTGGTAACAGTTACACTACAAGTGTAAGCTCTAGTGGAACAGCAGGTACTTCAGGAGCTACAGTAACGATAACTGTAGCCTCAGATGCACCAGATGATTTAAGATACTACTGTACCGTACATGGCAACGGTATGGGCAACACAATAGGTGTTGTCGATGGCTTTAGGTTTACCTTAACTGGTCAAGCGGTTACAGAAACAATAAGTGAAGTCTTCTTAGTAGGTACGTTTAGCCTTACGGGTCAAAACGTTAACACAGCAGCGGTTCTACATTTTGTAGCTGATCAAGGCAACTTTACCCTAACAGGACAAGACTCAGAACGTATTATTGGCGAAGGTGTAACTAGTGGCATCTTTATTGTAACGGGTCAAGACACAAACTTTGTAAAGCACTTACGTGTTTCATTAGAAGTTGCTACATTTACAATTACTGGTCAAGATGTAAATAAGATTGTAGCTGAGTCTGTACTAAATGGTTTATTTACTTTAACAGGTCATGCTGCAGTATTAGACTACTTACCCTCCATAATAACTGATTCAGTTAACTTTACTATTACAAGACAAGATTCTGTCTTTACTATAATAAACCCTGTAAGTGAAGGTTTATTTACATCAACAGGTAACAGTATAAATATTGGTACAAGTGCTGCTGTATCACTATCTGGTTTGACAAGTTCTTCTGGAACTGTTACAGTAGTTGAAAATGTAACTAATTATAATGTAGATAATTTCTCAAAAAATAGACTAATTTATCTAAGGGTACAAGATACTAAAGATAACATTTATGTAACTGAAAAGTCTAACACAGTTTACATACTACCTGAAAGTAGTAACAATATAGTACACATTAATCCACAATCACGTATTGTTTATGTGTCTCCACAAGACAACAAAAAGTCTGTATATGTAGCAGCGTAAGGAATAAAAATGTCATACAAATGGCCTGATAAAGATAAAGATGAAGTTGTTGATTATAGCGTAGATTGGTCACGTTTCTTAGGTAGTGATACTATTTCTGCAGTTACTTGGTATATAGATAATGCTAGTGGAATTAAAACACAGGTTAGCGATGCAGATACTGTAGATGGTATACAATTTGTACAGGGTACTAACACAAATACTGTTGCTACTATTAGACTTGGATTAGGTACAAATAACAAACGATATAAGATTACTTGTAAAATAACTACACTTGGTGCATTACAATATGAGCGTTCAATATTATTACGTGTTAGGGAGAAATAAGTATGGCATACGATTTTATTAGTTTAGTTAATGATGTAAATCGTAGGCTTAATGAAGTAGAGTTGACTGCTGCTAACTTTGCTACAACTACAGGTTTTTACAGTTTTGCTAAAGATTCAATTAACTCTTCTATTAGACACATTCAACAAGAAGAGTATGAATGGCCTTGGAACCACGTAGAAGAAACAGAAATATTATTAGTGGGCGAGTCACGCTATAGTTATCCATATGATGCTAAAACAGTTAATTTAAATAGCTTTAGAATTAAACGTGATGATACATTAGCTACAAATACTATTAAACTTAAAGTGCTTAGTTATGAAGAATACCTTGACAAACATGTAGATTCTGAATATAACTCTAGTAGTACAGGTACACCACGTTATATTGTACGTGCGCCTAGTAGGGAATTAATAGTAGTACCTGCACCTGACAAAGCATACGAATTAATATACGAATACTATACTACAGGTTTTGACTTAGAGTTATTTTCTGACGTACCTAATCTTCCTGAACAATATCGTTATGTAATTGTAGATGGGGCTATGTATTATGTGTATCAGTTTAGGGGTGATCTTCAATCCTCACAACTAGCAATGCAAAAATTTACTCAGGGCATTAAGCACTTACGTAGTATTAATATAAATCGTACAGAATACTTACGTGATACGAGGGTACACTTTTAATGGCAACACAATGGCAGACATTTCCTATTGAGTTTAGAGGGGGTCTTATCTCTAATCTTAGCCCACTTCAGCATGGTACTAATGCTGTTGGATCTGCTACTATACTACAAAACTTTGAGGTAAATAAAGAAGGTGGATATACTAAATTAAAAGGATATAATAAGTACAGCAACACTGCAGTTACAGGAACTGGTCCTACACTAGCACTTAAAGTAATTGGTTCAGGTAATATTGTAGCTGCAAGAAAAAATTCAACCAATAATAAAACTGAATATTATAGAAGTTCAGGTACAAGTTGGACTAGTTTAGGGTCTAGTGCTGCTACAAATGGAGGTAAAGCTAAGAGTGTTTTATATAATCTAAACGGCGATGATAAGGTTATATTTGTAGACGGAACTAATTTTCCCGCTATATACAATACATCAGGTAACACACTTACTTTTTTAAAAAACGATTCCAGCAATGATTCAAATGATATTGGAACTAATGATCCTTTAGGCGCTCAACACGTAGCATACTTTAAATCTACAGCATTCTATGCTAAAGATAATAATATTTATTTTACAGCACCACAATCTGTAGACGATTTTAATGTAGCTAATGGTGCTGGGGTTATTAATGTAGGCAACAAAGTAACTGGATTAATATCCTTTCGTGATCAACTTATCGTATTTACTACTGATACGATTAAAAGAATAACAGGTAGTAGCTCTGCTGATTTTGTTATATCTCCTATTACAAACGGTATTGGCTGCATTAACGGGGATACTATTCAAGAAGTGGGCGGCGATATTATGTATCTGGCTCCTGATGGTATTAGGCTATTGAGTGCTACAGATCGTATAGGAGACTTTGGATTAGACGTAGTATCAGATATTATAGTAAAAGATGCTACTACATTTTTAAATCAGACTCCTATATTTTGTTCTGTTGTACTTAAAGAAAAAGCTCAATATCGTATTTTTGCTTATGTTCAATCTGAACAAACAGAAGCAGCAAAAGGTTTAATCGCAACTAAATTTGTATCTCAAGGTGGTGGTGGTTTATCTTGGTCTACTATAAAAGGTATTAAAGCACATATAGCAGATAGTAGATATACTAATACATTAGAAACATTAGCATTTGCTAATGAAGATGGCTATGTTTATATAATGGAAACTGGAGCTACCTTTAATGGTAGCGCAATAGAGGCTATTTATGAGTCTCCTTTTATGCCCCTTACAGACCCTCAAATGCGTAAGACGTTTTATAAAATGACTTTGTACGCAGAGCCTACTGCAAGTATGGCATTAAATTTAAATATTAAATATGATTTTGCCTCAGCTACAAATACAAAAATAATTCAACCAGCTACTCAACAAATATCTAGTACTGGTAGTGCTGTATTTATATTTGGAACTTCTGTGCGTTTTGCAGAAAAAGATCCATCAGATAAAACTTTAGTAAATACCAGTTGGTCAGGATATAATTCTACACATACATATGGTACATACGGCGGTGTATTAGATAACGTTTATAACTTAAATGTAATTGGATCTGGAAAAACTATAGCTATAAGGTTATCAGATTTTTCAACTAACCCTACATTTACGCTTGATACGGCTTTATTAGAATACAGCCAAGAAGATAGACAATAAGGAAACAACATGGCAGGTTACACAAGACAAGATGGTGCAAACAATATTGCTAATGGTAATGTTATTGATGCAGATGATTTTGACGCAGAATATAATGCAATTGAAGCTGCGTTTAATGAGGGAGTTAATCAAGGGCACAAGCACGATGGCAGTGCAGGAGAAGGCGCTCCAATTACAAAAGTAGGACCAAGCCAAAATATTATTGTTAGTGCGGGTGCCGTAACTCCTAAAACAACTAACTTTACGGATCTAGGCAGTACTGGTAATATGTTTAAAGATGCGTACTTTGATGGTATTGTTAAGGGCCACACAATAGCCGCAGGTAATACTGGTAATTTAATCATTACTAATAATGAAGTTGATGTAACTGCTGGAGATTTAACTTTAGATATTGCTGGTGATATCAATATAAATGTAGATGGTGGCGATGTAGTTTTATTAGACGATACAGTTACGTGGGGAAGTTTAAATAATAACTCAGGTAATCTTATTATTAAATCTAATACAACTACAGCAGCCACATTTACAGATGCTGATATTGATCTTGCGGGTAAGCTAGATGTTACAGATGAGACTACTTTAGACAACATATTAAAAGTGGCAGGTGTCACTACTCTTAATGGTGGCCTTGTAGTTTCAGAAAAAATAGACGTTAATGATACAGATAAATTTACAGTTGCAGATAATACAGGCAACACAGTTATTCAGGGTACGTTAGAAGTTGTAGGGTCTACTACATTAAGTAGATTAGTATTAGACGATTTTATTTTAGATTCTACTACGTTAAGCCTTTCTACTGGCGATTTAAGTTTAGACGTATCTGATGGTAATGTTTTGTTAAAAGATGATGGTGTTACGTGGGGCGGCTTGAGTAATAATTCTGGTAGTCTTGTTATTAAATCTGGAACTGCTACTGCAATAACATTTAGTGGCATTAATAGTACCCTTGCAGGTAACTCAATTATATCAGGTAACACTACAATTTCTGGTAATACTATATTAGGCACAGATGCTAACAATACAGTGACTATTAACTCAGACGTAGCTTCTAACATTATACCTTCTACAGGTTCCTTTACTTTAGGTGACGCTACGACTACATGGCAAAAAGGTTTTTTTGGAGAAATAGAAACTACTGGTAATATTATTGTAGGTGGTGACTTAACTGTATCTGGTACTACAACAACTATAAATACTACTAATCTTTCTGTAGAAGATCCTTTAATAGATTTAGCAAGAAACAATACTAGTGACTCTGTTGATATAGGTGTTTATGGTAAATACAATGACGGTACAGCAAATAGATACACTGGTTTTTTTAGAGATGCTACAGATGAAAAATGGAAGCTATTTAAAGACACACTCAATCAACCGTCAGGTACAGTAGTTAACACAAGCACTGCAAGCAGCAGTGGTTATGCAGTAGCAACTCTAGTGGCTAATCTTGAGGGAAATATTTCTGGTGATATAACGGG